TGGGGAAGACCCCCCACCCTTAATTTGAGCATCACCCAGTAACAAGGGTTTAGATAGTACCCAGCTGCATATCTCTTTAAGTTAATCTAGTTAAGTGGCTCTGTCTTATTGAGCTCTAGCAGTATGGTTTGTCTTTATCCGACGCGCCAAAAGTGGTGTTTTTAAGTTAAAGGTCAACGCTTTTAAAACCCAACACTCAATGAATTTTAGAAGTGATTTTCAGGTTTGTATAATTGTGTACCTATCTAATTTCCTCTTCTTTCCTTCTTGTTTCCCTTTAGAAGCAAATTATTCTTCTTTATTTTGTCTTTAAAATATCTTTACAATTTCAGGAGTGCACCGATGACCAAAAATACAAAATAACCCAAAAATAATAGGTCTAGGAGCTTGTGATAGGAAGTTTAATTTCGACGGAGTCATGACAGCACCGGCCTGGTAAGCCCGTGGTCTGCCCTCTCACTCTAGAGATAAAAGATCAATCATCCTAGTCATATCCTCGGTTGTAGATGAAGGCTGTTTTAAAGCAAAGGGGGGGTCGCCCTTCAACGCACCGTGTTGACACTCTGCTATTCGTACGCAGAACTCGATACACAACGCACCCAATGCCCAAACTCTCAGTCTTTGTCTCCTTGCGAGATTTGAACCCACGTGATTGTTCTTGAAAGTTGAACCGCCTTTCATGATGTAACCACTCTTGTACAAAAGCAAAATCCAAAAATTTTAACCAACGAAACCAATTGTGAATTTGATATATGCGCACAACCAAGATCATGGAGAGCTTTACCAAAACCACGTCCGGCGAAATGAAAAACGAGGAATACCCTCTCTTCAACGAAACATTGTCGAGATTCGGAACCTCGACATTCTCAAAACCTAGTAAGCTGCAGAAGGCTTGTCCGCAGAAATTATACACAGGGCAAGCGGAGGCGCAGCGTCGCAGGATTCTGAGAGACCACCTCTTCTCAGGCCGAATTTTCACCCTGGCCAAAATGTACAACAAGAAGCCCCTTCCAGTCTTTGAGAAGCCCACGCATCTAGTCAACGTAGAAATCGACTACTTCGGCAAACAGTTCACACTGAAAATGTCGGAAGATGATCACTGGACTCGAGCGTGGATCTCCAGACTAAGCGGACTCTCCTCGAAGCACTACCAGTTCGACTGGTTTGGCGCAATTTCAGGAGCAGTGTCTGGCTCACTAGGCTTAGGGACCTCACAGATCTTGAACGCCGTCTTCAAAAGCTTTATGAAGACCGCAACAGTTCAGATCTCCTCAATGTTCATTGCAATAGGTTTGCTCATAAAATCGAGCGATACCTTTGTGTGCGTCAATGCGATGACACTCCTCCTTATGAACCTAGGAGGATCGCTTGACATGTTCGCCCACCTCGCGTGGCCCTTGATACCCTCGAAGCTGTTTTTCCAGTCCTCAGGGTTCTCTTGGATTCCAAGTGCAGTTGGCGCGTTCTTGACCCTAATTCTTGGGGGTTGCACCGCATTGCAATTTCTTGACATCATGACGAAGACTTCCAAACTTGGAATGACAATGGGTACAATCGTGGGGGTCCACCGGATCCTAACAGAGTCACTCAAAGAACTCTGGCCCTACGTCTACAAGAAGATCACCGGAAGTGAATGGGAAATCGAACAACTGGCAGAAAATCTCGCCAACTACACGACGTTTGTGACATCAGTTGAAGAATTCGAACAGAATGACCTGAAGGATATTGAGACGAGTTGGGAGGCACAGATGAAAGTCTACTCCCTTCAGTCGATGTATCGAGACCTAGTCCAAGAGGCCCATCGCCTAGGATTGTCGCGTCAACTTTCCCCGTTGGTAGCGCAATACTACTCGAAAGTCACTGGTTGGCTCAAAAGAGTTACAGCAAGTGGCATTTCGACTGCCGGAGCCCGTCAGGAGCCAGTCTCAGTCCTCATTGCAGGAAAGCCAGGCATAGGGAAATCGTACATGGTTCAACAACTAGTCACAGACGTTCTTGGAGACGAGATTAAATGGACAGGACTTCCTGGGGAGTCAATCGTGAACCACATCTACATGCGGAACCCCATGGAACAGTACTGGTCAAATTATCGTGGCCAGAAAGTGGTTCTCTACGACGATTTCGGACAGCTCACAGAGTCCGAATCAAACCCCGACCCCGAGTTCGGTGAAATCATCCAAGCAATTGGTGATAACCCATATAAGATCCCGGTCGCCGAACTGGAAGAAAAGAACAGAGCGTACTTCAGAAGTGAGTTTGTAGTGGCAACAACAAACCTCGACTCAATCTCAAGTCGCACAGTCAAGAGCATCCGGTGCCCAGAAGCACTAGCAAGACGGTTCTCGCTCCACGTCACAATGATGTTGGATCAGGACAGAACACCAGTCTTCATGGTGATGCAGGACGACCTTACGGATAAGATCGTGTCTTACACGGACTTCGTAAACATGATCAGGGGCGTCTATCGCGAAAAGAAAAAGAAGTTCGCTGACCGGACAGCAAGAGCACAAATCCGGACGACATCAGTGCCGCACCAGTGTATTGCTAAGTACATCAGCTACACTAGCGCTCCAAGTAGCGTCGCAGGCACAAAAATGATTCGCAAAAAGTACAACCCACGAGTGCTTGATCACTCCTACTGTCACGAGTCTCTCCCGTGCAGGCAAGAATATCAAGCCAATCTTGAAGTGGAGTTGCGAGACGGAGAGGAACAACAACAACGACAACAACGACCAGGAAATCCCTCAGTTGCACTAGGACTTACGTGGTTTGAGCGATTGAAGCGGCTTTTCAAAGTTAGCCCAGTATCGAAACAGTACAACGTTCCGATGATATTCCTTTTGTGGGAGCCCTGCCTCTACTGGCATCACTCGCGTGATCCATATGATGAGACAGTGGAAATCTGGGAGACTTTGGATGAGATCTGTGCGCAGAACGGAATTGAGTTCGACGTAACATTGGACGAGCTCATGTCCACGGGTCTTAAACGCAGGGTGGAATTGCTCCGCCAGCTTCACCAAATACCAGAAGTCACAGTTCTGTACAACACAAAGTTCCCCCTCTACCTGACACCGGAAGAGGCAGTGAAACTCGAGAATCTCGAGGTGGATACTTTGCACAACTTGGCCATTGAGTTTGAGCTCCCACTACAAGAGCACGTACGACTCTGGCAAGATGTGATGTGGCACAGAATTGGTGTGGTCCTCTCGAAAGCGAACGGCATTTTCAGAGTTCTCTGGAGTTCTTTCTGGGGCCAAGGCATCGGCGCAGTCGCTTTTCGCGGCTATATTATCGGCATGATCCTTGGTAAAATCCTCTGGACACTAGTCAATTTCATCTGGCACTCAGTCCAAGGACACCCAGAAGAATGCACCTATGACCTGGAAGCAGATCTATGTGACGAGTACATGACACGACTCCCACTCTTTGGGACTTTCAACAAGACTGTCCTGAACGAGAAACGTCAGAATCGGTACGAGTCACGAGACCAGGTCGGAGCACAGAAGTCCCACAAAGGGCAAACCATGAAGATGTCGCTCGAGTCGAAGGACCAACTGGGCGACCAGAAAACACACAAAGGACAGACCATCAAGATGACACATGAGGCGGAGTTAGAAACGAGCCACTTGAGGATTCATGAATTGCTGGGACGAAAATACGTCCTTCCAAAACTCTCCTATGGGCCAGACGGAGTTCCCACAGAGACCTCTTTGAGGAAGGGCAAACAGCAGTATATGGATCTCCTTGCAGCGGTCAGTACGTCAGATAAGTACACACCAAAGCAACTCAACGCTAAAATGGCGGAGTTTTTCGAGGCGCAAGCCGAAGGGAAACACTACCAGGCGGTGATGGAAGCAAATGGTGCAGGAAAAGACCTGACGTCGACAACCCTGAAAATGGAACCAGACCTCCTAAGGATGGTGTTTCAATCATGGAACAACCAGGAGCGCGAGATCCGCTACCAGGGTTCAACTGACCAGAACGCTGACGGGATTGGCTCATCAATCGAAAGAGCGATTGTCCCAATCTCAGCCGTTGGCTCAGCAACACAAGCCTCATTGTGTTTCTTCTACGCAGGACGGAACGCTTGGGTCAACAAGCACACCTACCTAGCATTGAGCAAGTATCCAGAATTCGATCTCTGGCTCCCCACGGGGAGGACAATGTTCTACTGGCGCAATGTGAAGTCGGTGGTGCATCCAGTGCTGGACATCGCGCTGATACAGATGCCCAAGACGTTCACACCATTCCCGGACGCCCGCAAACACATCGCGGCAGACCAAGACCTGAACTGGGAGAAATTACCAGCCGGACGCCTGATCACGAAGCGAGGAGGAGTTACTACTTACATCCAGTCACCCTACCCCTTCAAGATCTCGCAGGAAACGCTACTCCCAGACAACGACGGAACACTTCCATCGGACACGACCATCGGCTACTACCACATGAACACCGTGGTTGGAGATTGCGGAGCCCCTTTCATGGCTTTAGATCCAACAAGACAGCGAAAGATCTTCGGCTTCCACTATTGTGGCAACGCACAAGGCATGGGATCGTCAATGATCATAACATCGGATTTGATTGTCAACATGGAAGAATGCGGGGGTTTTAACACCGAATTGCAATACGAAATGTGTGTCCAGATTGATCCACACCCAACACCCGGGATCCTGGACCCCATCGGCTGCATTCCAACCCCCTTCGAACCGACCAAAACGAAGATCCGCGCCTCAACAATTCAGGGCGAAGTGACCGAACCAACGACCAAACCGACCATAACGCGACAAATCGGAGATTTTGACCCGATGAGACGAGGAATCGACCTTTTACACCAAGAGAAGATCATTGTACCAGATGAGTTTATTGAAGAGGCACAGGGAGTGCTCACTCGCTACATATCTGGACAGGTGTTTACGGCCAAGACTCTCTCAATCGAGCAAGCGCTGAGTGGAAAAGATGTTCCAGGACTTGAGCCTATAGAACTCTCAACCTCAGCAGGTCTTCCGCTCTGCATGGAGAAAAACGCAAATGGAAAACGGAAATGGATCTTGGATGACCGGACACCAACCCCTGAATTCAAGGCAATGGTCGAAGATTTCATCACCCAACTTAAAGAGGGGAAAGTTACCGACGTCCCATACTTTAAGGAGACGCTTAAGGACGAAAGGGTCGCCAAGCATAAGGCCGACTACTCAGACCTTTCGAGCGCCAAGACTCGACTTTTCTCAGCCAGTCCGCTGGTCTTTTTAACAGCGTTGCGAATGTACTACGGTTCATTCATGGGGCATGCAACAACAAACCCCATCAGAAATTCGTGCACCACAGGAATAAACCCCTACGGTGCCGATTGGCAACTGATCGCGGACTACCTGCAAGAAGTCAGTCCCCACGTTGACGATGGAGACTACTCGGGTTTTGACACCTCACAGCCGTCAGGTTTCTTGATAGCGACCTACAATGCAATCCGAAACTGGTACAACCTTAACGGGGGAACAGTGGAGGACGATATCATTCGTGAACGCCTTGCCGAGTTCTGCTACCACCCAATCAGGGTGGCACGTGGCACAGTCTACAGGACAAACGGGTCCCTGCCTTCGGGTATGTTTGGGACAACCGTAGTGAACTCAGGCGTGAACATGGTGGCATTCTTCTTTGCTTTCAAGAGAATCTACCCAGAAGCAGGAGCTAGCGAGTTCCTCAGAGCAGTTCGAACAGTCACACACGGAGACGACGTCTTGTTCGCAGTACACCGCGATTACAAGGAGTTTACCTCAGTGAACATCGGACTTGCTCTCAGATCGGTCAACATGAAATTCACACCCGCAGCGAAGGATGGCAAATCAACGGTCGCCAGGCCTATCGAGGAAGTGACGTTCCTAAAACGCGGTTTCAAGAAGATCGGGGGCTTCTATCGTGCCCCACTCGCAACCTCCTCCTCTCTGGAGATGGTAAACTGGATAACAAAATCCAGTGACAACATGACAGCAACAAAAGAAAACTGTGAGATGGCTTTACGAGAGCTAGCAATCTCAGAGGACACGACGGATCTACAACAACAGATCATCAAAGCTCTCTACCAGGTCTCCGATGGTATGATACTGCTCCCGGTGGTCGGCCAAGCCGAGCTCTGCGAACAGTACAGGAAGAATTTCTGACTGCGTGAACCCTGCACTGTGTGGTTTATTTGTTCGTCCACACAGTGTAACGCTACAGTCAGATCTCGAAAAACAGAACACGAAACGCACAAAATAGTTGTAGTAGCGTTTTGTAAGACAACTGCCAAACTCGACTTTACACCTGACATAACAGCAATAGCAAACGGAGTGCTAGTCACAAACTCCGCACCAGACACAACACCACCAGTACCGGCAGTGCAAACTGCATCGTCCGGCACGACTCTCTCCCGACCAGATTCCGGCGAGCCCAACTCAGCCGTTGAACGTTTGGTCGGCATCACTGAATTCGTCGACGCAGAAGACACCATTTGTGATCTTCAAGCGGGGGTAATCTCACACCCAGCGCTTCTTCTGCTCTCAACTGACACTGAGCCCGAGGATTTAAGATCAGTCCTCAATCGCCCAACATTCCTGGCGAATTTCTCATGGGCTTCGACAGCAACGACAGGAACAATTCTGACAACAAACAACGTGCCAGAGGATCCTCTGTATTTCTCAGGCATCAAGCCGGGCAAATTCAATTACAACCATTTTGCCCACATGGATGTGGTCTTCCGGATGGAAGCTTCCGCCATGCAGTTCCAAGCGGGACGGCTCTGGATGGCCTTTGAGAATTACCAGGGACCGCGAGGAGCAAGGGCAGTGAATACGACGAGCAATCCAGCTCAATTCACTGCGCTCCCTGGAATCGAGTTTGACCCATCAAAACCTGGGCCAGTGGAATTACGTATTCCATTTGCATCGGTGGTTTCGGCCGCCGATCTCCCAATGGGTCAGCTCTATTTCGGGCGTCTAGCGGTCTATGTTCTCTCGCCACTCGTCTCAGCAAGCACGACCAGCTCGATCACATGCTCTATCCAAGCGTGGTTCGAGAACACCAAACTCAGAGTGCCAGTCCAAACGGCATTCCAATTTGAGCCCACTCGAATGTCAGTGCCTCATGGCGAACCCATGAGATACCAGTCAAACGAGGCAGGATTGGCTCAACGACACACCTTCTCAACCCTGGCATCACGAATCTCAACAGTCGCCTCAGCACTTGGAAACTTTCCGCTGCTCTCCAGCGTGGCAACCCCGGTTGCCCATTTCAGCGGTGCGGTTTCCAGCCTTGCGAGCTACTTTGGGTTCTCAAAGCCAGCAGACGTTACAGCCCCAACCAAGATCATTGCGCACAATAGAGCGGCATGGGTGAACGCGGACGGAGCACTTCCACTCGTGAAACTTGCACTCTCATCCGAGAATGCAGTTGATCAGAAGGAGAGCTTCTTCCCTAACCCCGTGGACGAGATGGATATTTCGTATATCGTCTCGAACCCGGTCGTTGTGAACCAGTGGGCATGGGCAACCACAGACTCAGTCGGTAAAGTCGTCACAGTCCTCCCGGTCCACCCGGGCTTGGTTCCGACACAACCGGAATCCGGAACTTATACATTTGGGACCTACTACACCACTCCCGTGGCGTACGTAGCATCAATGTTCAAGTACTGGGGAGGAACAATGAAGTATAAACTCGAGGCGGTTTCAACACCGTTCCACGCGGGACGTTTGATGGTAGTTTACTATCCGGATTACGACCCCATTGCTGGAGCAGGGACCATCAATGACGTTGGCAACAACTATTCCGTTCTTTGGGACATTACTGACTCCTCCCAGTTGGTTTTCGAGGTACCGTACCTCGGGAATACTCCCTACCTCGACGTTTATCTCGACGACGCCGCATTCACGACAATCAAGAACTCCGAAACAACCGGGGTTCAGGTCCGTGATCGACAGCGGAAGATTTCGAACGGAGCAATCGTGGTCTATGTGCTGAATCAGCTGGTGGCGCCTTCAACGGCCTCATCATCTATCTCGGTCATGACTTGGGTTGCTGGCGGAGACGATCTCGCCTTCGCTGAACCCGTTACAGGTGTTTACCGCACCGTTGATCAGGGACCAGTCCGGATTGACTACACGGGCAAGTGGTACGACGGAACAGCAATGACCGCCGTCCCATGGAACGTCACTCCCACACTCCGTGAAGAGAAAGACTATGCCATCGGTCTGCTCTCCACGTTGGAGAATGAAATCCGTGAGATCATCGATGAAGAGGTGCAAGCTGAGGCAGCTCGGATGGTGTATCAATCAGCACCCTCGGGATTGGCACCCCGTGGTATCGACCCCTACTCATCAACAACAGCGCAAAGACTGCCATACGCGCAATTCATCCCGGGCAAGAAGATCAGCCCTCAAGAGAGAGCTAGAATGGCGGGAGGCGAAGTCATCACCAACCTCCGAACGCTAACCAGGAGGCTGACCCCCGCCTACGCTCTCTATCCCCAGAATGTGACAACTGCAGGAGCTTGGGCGTCCTCAGTAGTCCCACCGACATCGAAGCATGTCCTCGTCATCGACCCAGATTACTTCGGGACAGGCGACGGTTCGGACGATGCTGCTCTCTACAACAAGCAGATCGCTCCGATTACATCCGGAGGTGTGAATTGGCTCACTGAACTCGAGTCATCACTCGCCTATGTCTCGAAGCTCTATTGCTTCTCTCGCGGTTCTCGAGTCTTCGGACTATCAGCCGCACCGTCCAACGTGATCAACGCGTCAGCCTTTACAACGCTGGCCGACGAGATCACCAATCCCACAGAGAAAGGGACTTTCGATTTCCGCCTCTCGACTCTTATCGATGAGGACTCTCCTCCCCGGCAGCCCTACTTTAGGCCTGAGGACGAGCTACTCGGCTACAACTATGCAAATACGTCGTCGTCGACTATCTCGGGCTCTAACTATTCGTATGGGTTCAACTCCAACCTGAGCGGCAATTTCGCTGTTCAGAAATCTGGCGAATCCGGCGTTGGGCTTGTTGTGCAGGTTCCTCCAACATCTAGGTACCCCATCAAGCTCCTTGCTACTGCCAATGCTTCCGAAGCGACATACTTCGAGGCATGGAAGTACAACGCCCCGCGTTCCCGCAGATTTCTTGAGCTGCGCTACCGCCCCTTCTCTTCAACACTCTCGGGTGCAACTAGCACCTACAATCCCAAGGTGTGGCCCTTTCCAGCTACGATTTTCGAATCTGCTGGCGACGATCACTCCTTTGGGGGCCTCATGCCCTCACCCGTTGTTACACGCGTCGGCAAAAGCATCATCTTTCCGAACTATTCAACTGGCACCAAGCTGGCCTTGTAAGAACGTTTCTCTTGGACATTACAAAAGTAAGTTTCCTTTGGGTGATTTAATTATCGCTCAAGTTCAGCAATCTTTTAGTTGATTTCCCCCTCACACACCGACGTACGAGTCGTCATAGCCTTCGGGTGAAAATGGATACGGTGTGTGTGGCCTTAAGCTAGCGGGCTAGGATATTTCCGT